CTCCGTAAATGAGAATATTTTTACTTGTTGTTTTTCTTCGGTTTTAATTTCTTTTTCTATTTTCATATTTTATTCAAAAACATATTTAGTTTGTGGTTGAGAGTAAGTTTGGAATTGTGTTGATCCGCTATTATAAATATAACACAAACCATCTTCAACAATATCGTTGGTTGTTAGACCTGAAACTGATAAAGTATTACCTGATGTTTGCCATACTCGATAATTATATTGACCCTCAATTAGATTGTAGGGTGTTAAATTGATTGGATAATAGTTATACCTCGCAGTATTATTAGAAGTGTCCCCAGTCAAAAATAAAAGGGTAGTATCGTCTTTTTGTTTTGAGAACAAATCCAAGATATAATTGGTATTTCCAGTCAGGGTAGTATTTTCAACTAATGTGAATGGAGTTAAACCTGATGTGTAATTTGGAATAGTAATCATATCTATAAATATTTTAATAGTTTATTTGTTTATATCAATCAAAGTATTTATATTTGTAGAAACATTTAAACCACATAATATGACGACAAACGAATTAGTAAAAGAATTGAATAGACGAGGATATGTAGCAGTATTGTTTAACCACGAAACTTGGTGTGTAGAAGGGGAACAACCAATTCCAATAAGATATGTTCAGTCCCAAGTAGAAACGGGTTTCTATCATCAATTCGACGAATTATATGGTGATGTAATTGAAACAATAATAAATGATGATTTCTTTGAAGATTATTGGGATTAAAAATTTGGTATATTAAAAATAAATACTTATCTTTGTAAGATGGAAACGGAAAATAAATATTGTTTATATCAACACACACGAAAAACTGATGGTCGTATTTTTTATATTGGTATTGGTGATGTTAAAAGACCATTTGAAAAATCAAGTAGAAATCAATATTGGAAAAATATTGTAAAAAAATATGGATATAATATTGTTATTTTAGTTGAAGGTATTTCTTGGGAACGAGCATGTGAATTAGAAAAACTTATGATTTCTTTTTATGGTCGCAAAGATAAAAAAGAAGGTGTTTTATGTAATAAAACTGATGGAGGTGAAGGAACTATTGGACGGATTTATTCACAAGAAACCAAAAACAAAATTGGTAATAAAACCAAAGAAAGATTAAATAATGGTTGGATTAATCCTATGACCGGTAAAAATCATTCAAACAAAGTTAAAAAAGACCATAGTATTAGAATGAAAGGTAAGTTTGAAGGTTCTAAAAATCCGAAAGCAAAAATTATTTTAGATAATTATACTGGTATTTTTTATGAAAATGCAAAAGAATTAACAACTTTTTTGAATAAAAATTATAATCGTTTCATTCAAAATCTAAAAAAAACAAAATCTAATTCTGTTAATATTAGATATTCTTATGTATAAAAAAACCCCCTAAAATCCATTAGGGGGTTTATCCACATATAGAGACAGGTTAAACCTGATTACAATTAGTTAATAGTAATTGTAGTTCCTAATAATGCTTCGTCAATAAGAAATGCTCCATTCGCAGATTTCCATTGGATAGTTTGAGATAATCCGTTCATATCACCAAGTGCAACACCCAAAGATGCTTCACCCGCAGATGCTCTACCAGCTGTTTCAAGACCTAAGTAGTAATAATCACCAGCGTTAGATTTAACAACTGCGAATAATGGGGCTCTACCCAATTCAACCATTCGGTTTCTTACATTACAATCAAGACCAATTAATTTAATTGACATATTTGATTCATAGAATACAGTTCCATTTTCTCTGGAATATTGTCCTGTTTGAACTAATCCGGCATGTTCTATATCCTGTGAAAACTCATATACACTTAAAGAACCTGTTGCGGTTAAACCTGTGATAATACCACAAGAATCTTGTGTATATGCTGTGACTGGCAACCACTCCCCGATCCATACTTTTTCCACCCCACCTATAGATGAGCAACCCAATACATATCCACCATTCAAATTACAAGTAAAACTCATATTATTTGTTTTTAATTTTGTTTATTTTTTAATAAGGGGGACTTTCACCCCCTTTGTTTTTTCAATTTAGATTATAGAGAGAATAACACTACATAATCCCAGAATGCACAATTCACACCTGATTTCCATTTAGCAACTACTCTTACTTCTTGGTGGTCGTTTGACCAGAAGATTTGTAGGTTTTCGTAGTCATTTAACAAATCACATCCATAAACGATGTTTGCTTTAGCGGATAAGAACATTTTGTTAGAACCATTCAATCCTTTTACAGCGATTGCTCTAACATTAGTTCCTGGAACCATTTGTGAGAATTGTTCTCCTTGGTCTTCTGCTCCTGTATAGTGGAACAAGTTTGCGTTTCTCAACGCTAATGCGTATAATCTGTAAGTGTCATAACCCATAAATAAATACAAGTCATCTCTGTCGATTATGTTTGCTGGAATTACAGAAACCATATCATCAACTAAACTGATGATGTTATTTGCTGTGATTGCCGTAGCGTTTGAGATATTACCTGCTACTGTTGAAGCAGAGTAAGTAGATTCTCCTAATGTGATTAGACCATCACATAATGAAGTTTGACCTGTAAGGTTTGTATCACCAACCCATACCAAAGTATCAATTAATGAAGAGATGTTCGCAACTTTGTCTTCTGCGTATAATTCTTCAAAACCGAAGTTCTCTGCGTATGAACCAGGTGCAACCAAGTATTGTAGATATACAGATTCTACATCGTTGATACAGATTGATTCATTCACTTTCAAAGGACATACAGTCAAAGTGTTTTGGTTCAAGTCAGTAGTTCCAGCATCGGTGAAACCACATGCTCCCGCTTGTGCTACAAGGTTAGAGGATAAAGTGTTGATTGACGCAGCTGATTTGATGTCAGGTTGAACTGTAAAGAAGTTGATACTTCTTCCACCCAAAACCATTTTTCTAATCAACGCCATTCTTTGCTGATCCACATAAGCCGTTAAGTTTGAAATATTTAAACTCATTTCTTTTTTCTTTTTTTAAGGTTTATTTTTATTGTTTATTTAATTCGCAATTGTTTTGCTTTTTCCCATTTAGAGGCAGTTATAGAGATGTTCTCTTGTTTTGTTGTAATTGATTCAGTTGAAGGGGATTTACTGAACTTCTCAAATCTGTTTTTCAAATCAGTATTTTCATTCTTCAAGTCAGTAATCGTTCCTTTTAACGATTCAATCATTTCTTTCAAAGATGATACTGCTTCAAACATAGTTTTCATTTCAGTTTCGTCTTCTTTTTCTTCTGTTTCTTTTGTTTCAAGTTCGTTGATATATCCTTCAGCATCAACATAAATTACAAGTCCTCCTTCTAATTCGTGTTTTCCTTCAGGAGCTTTAATGAACTCTTCACCCGCTTTAACCAAAACTTTATCTCCAACAGATAATGCTTCACCTTTTGATAAAACTTTTACTTCTGTTCCGTCGATCAGTTTGGATAAAATCTCGTTTTTGTAATCTTCTTCCATTTTCACTTCTTCTTTTTTATCTTCCCCCATATTTTCAATTTTTGGGAAGTCGTTAATCTCTTTGATTTTTTCAGCTTCTACGACAATTGATTTACCATTATCCAAAGGATATGTTCCATCAGGTAAAGTCGTTTCCTCTCCTTGAGCGACCGCCTTAACATCACTACCAACTGCGAAATCACCGAATACTCTAATGATGTCATTTGTGGTTGATGTGTAATCAGCCGTCATTTTTGTTTCAGCAAAAAGTTCTCTAATTTTTGCTATAATGTTTGATTTTCCGTTCATAATACACATTAAATTATTATTTGTTTATTGTTGTTTAATCACCATTAGTTCTCTAACGATTTTTTTTACTCCTTCGATGAAGGAAATGGCTTTTTCATTTAGGGAAATACCCCTTAATGTTTTAATATTTTCGTTTATACTCGTCCATTCAATCCATATCAAAACACCAGTCCAAGAACGAGTGAATAAGTAATCAAACCATACATAACGAGTTGTGATTTCATTTAGAATATAGTAGTCAGTAAAATATGCCAAAAGGACTACTGAAAAATATGTGAGTAATTTGGATACTATACCCAATCTTGTTTTACGAGAATTTACATCTTCACCTTTTTTCCTTGCCGCTTTTCTACCTGTTATTGTGTCAATCAACACAAAAAAGAAACAAATAGCCAACATAGGAATTACTGGTGATAAAAACACACCAATTGCGTTTAATACATTTTTCATTTGATATTTAATAGATTTTTTATTTTTATTTCTTTGTCTTCATCACTTTCTTTACCTTCCAAAATCTCGTTGATTTTTTGTTCCATCTTGGAAATCATCTCGTCTTCATATTTTTCAATAAAAAACCCTTCCAAACTAAATCCGTTATATTCTCCGTTTTTAATTTTCTCCCAAACTTCATCATTTTCAACCAAGAAAGTAGCAACCCAAGTTCCATCAGGTAAATCCGTAAATAAGTTTGATTTGTTCCTATCCCCAACAATATAACTTTCTACCATATAGATATTGTCCTGTTTTGATCGGGGGTCGTGATTTAGATTTACTTTATGGATTTTGTTTTCCTTGAAATATTTTTTCATCATTTTCTCTATGGTTTCAGGTTTGAACTTCACATAATATTTTCCTAGATCAGGATTGTATCGTAGAATGTTAGTGTCTGCCAACATAACTGGGGAACTAACTAATCTTTTTTCTTCGTCTATGGTTTCAAACTTGTTGAATGAAGAAGCTTTCAATCTGTTATTGATATACTCCAATTTTCTAATCGCCCAATCAACTCCTTCATCACCACCCCATGCGTCCCACATAAGACCACCACATCCTTTATCATAAGGGACATCTTTGTTTTGTTGATGTCTTTTGAACGATGCCATGCGTGCGATTGTTTCTACTGTGATATTTCTTCTACCGCATAACTGATTGGCTCTTGCCCAACCTGTTCTTGTTCCACAATCTGTGTTTGGGTGTTTTTCTTTGTATTTCAACGCTCTACATGCGTTGTTTTGTGCTGATATTGGATAATCGTTATAACTATCTTCTATATCTTGGAAAATCTCCCATTTGATTTTAGTTGCGGGATTATCAACAAACGAGATGGCGTCCATACCAGAGTTCATTACTTCTTCCTCAAAATCTAATAATAGAACAGGTAGTTTATCTTCGTTAAAAAAGTATTTCATACGATATAAATATTAAAACTCTACCGATTGTTTAATTCGGTTTATTCTTCGTTGTGAATCACTTATATCGGTTTCCACAACAAAGGCCTTTATTGGTTGGTTCATTTCCTTTTGAACGAATACATTTGGTGTCTGTTGGGACGCACTTTTTGGAGGAAGGTCAGGAACTAATGATTTACCACCACCAGCTTCGTTAATCTGTGATATAAGATTTGGGAACATCTGTGCTGATTGTGAATTGATTACAGCTTCCCCTGGTGCCAATAAGGAAGGGACAGAGTCAATATTACCTGGACCATAACCAGGAACTATACCACCTTCTGCTGCCGTAAATTGTTGGTTTGAAATTACCGCTAATTGTGCCGCTGCGATGGCTCCTGCTAATGCCGCGTTTATAGGTCCTAATGTAATACCGGCAATTGGAACTGCAACCCCTGATGAATATGCCGCCAATACAGCTTGTGCTCCTTGAATGATTGCGTTTGTAATCTGTAATTTCTTACTGATTTCAAATTGTTCTTTCTTCAATTGTTTTTCTTCTTCAAACTTCTTTTGGTCTAATCTCGCAATATCACTATCGTATTGTTCTCTTGTAATTATCTGTTGTTCTAATGACCCCTCTAATGATTCCTTTTCTACTTTATAAGCTTCATCAATCTTATCTTGTCTTTGACCGAATTGACTTTCTGTCGCCATTTGGATTACATTAGATAATTGATTATAAAGTGATGCAATCGTATCAACATATTTGGTTGCTTGTGCGACAGCAGAATCAATTTTTGCCTGTGGAGTTTCAGGAATTGGGGATTTAATATTAGTATTTATCTCGTTTATCTTGTCTGCGGTCTCCTGTGCGAGTTTAATTGTGTCTTGACTATACTTGGCTTGGGCTTGTTCCTTTTCTTGTTGTGTAATTCCTTCTTTCGTTAGTGTTTGTTGAAGTTGTAAATCTAATGCCTGTTGTTCTTTTTGTGCTAATGATTTGATAAAGGCAATTTCCTGATCAGCATACTTTTTTCTAATCTCTAATTTCTTTTGATTTTTGACTTCTTCGGTTTGGGTTGTCGCATCAACAGCATCAATTTCAGCTTGTTTTTGATATTCCAATTCCAATAACCTTGTATTTTCTAAAATCTGTTGTGTGTTATTTAAAACAATTTGTTCTTGAAGTGTATAAGTATTTTGAAGATTAGTTAAATCCTCTTTTCTAAATGTTTCTAATTGGTCTAATAAGTTCTTTTCACTATCAAGTAAGTAAGTTTGGTAGTTGTCTCTAATTGATTGGATTTGGGTTCTATATTGTTCTTCTGTTTTACCCTCTTTTTTAAACTTTTCTTCAGTTGCTCGTATTTCCCTTTCAATCGCCCTATTTATAATATTTTGTCTTTCATCCCCATATTGTTTATTGATTGCATCAGTTTCTTTTGTTAAGGTATTATCAATCCTTTCACTTGTAATTTTATCTAATGTTTGTTGAACGGCAATTTCTCTATTGATTTTGTTTTTAACTTCATCCAATAAATCAGCATATTTTTCAGTTGCTTCTTTATTATTATCAGTAGATTTGGTGGAATGATTAGTTTGTTCCGTATATTTTTTACCAGATAGGGTTAGTTTATCAATTTCTTTTTGTAAATCACCTGAACTAATAGCATATTCTTCTGCTTTGGCTTGGGCTCTTGAAACTTCAAAAGTCAATTTATTTAAACCATCACTATAAACAGAAACTCCATATCTTTTTTGGTCGTAATCGGCAATTTCTTTTTCACTCATTCCAGCATAAGTGTTTTGAAATTTAGTCAATTCATCTTGTGCCTTAATTAAAGCCCCAACTGCCGCCGCTTGTTCTTTTTCTTTTGCCTGAGCTCTTGCTTTTAAAACCTGTAATGCGATATATTCTTTGATCGAAATATTTAATTGCGATTGAAACTCTGTCTCATCCTGTAAGTTTTTAAATGTCGTTCCATATGTATCATTAATTTCTTTAATTAATGTCTTTCTTTCTTTGGAGTTTTTATTTGTATTTTTTAATTGGAAAATCAACGGGATATATGCCCCCGCATTTTCACCAATATTTTCGTTTTCTTCTTGGATTTTTTTATTTAATTCTTCTGTCTCCTTTCTTTGTTTTTCTTTTTGTTCTGTTGTCTCACCTGTTGCAGTTGCATATTGATATAATCCATATACTACCGCACCAATTGCCGCCACAATACCAACAAGCGGTAATGCGTTTAGAGCTGTCGCAAACAAACTTGTTGAGGCTGCTGCCCCTGTTGCTGCGACCGCTTCCCCTTCCATGGCAACTGCCGTGGCACCTGCGGATACTGCTGTTTGTGTTTGAGCGAGATTCTGTGCTTTGGTTGCGGTAGTTAAAGACCCAAATGCCGCTCTAATTTTAGTTATTTCATCAGGTAATCCTGATAATGTTTGAAGTGATTGGGATAGATTTAAAAGTGCTTGTAATCTAACCATAGTTTGTTGTA